GCTACAGCAAAAGTATTAACAGTTGCAGATAATAATTCTTCTCCAGTTATGATTACAGGTGCTGTACCAGTTATTGTTTCTTCACCTATACTAAATGTACCTTGTACTGGTTGAGTTATATCTTGAGAATTAATTATAGTAGTTGATCCATCTGTTCCGTCAAAATGTAATAAATCTATTGTATTAGCATCAGGCGTAAAAGCACTAGATGGTGGTGTAAAATTAGAAGAATATCTAACTATATTAGAATTTCTTAATTCATCAATATATCCACTTAAATAACCTGAAGAATTAAAAACATTATTGCCTAATAATAATGTATGACTAGAATAATCGTCAGTTCCAATATTTCTAGTTATTTGTAAATTACCATCAACATAAACATTACCTGTTGATCCAGTTCTTACAATAGCAATATGGTGCCAAGTATCATTAGTTAATATACTTGTAGGAGAACTTCCTCCCGAACCATCTTTAAAGAAAGATATTTGTCCATTATTATTAGTTAATAATAATCCACTTCCTGAAATTCTAAAATCCCAAAGTGTAGAAGATTGACTTCTTATTGAAGAGCTATAAATCCAAAATTCAGATGTAAAATCACCTGATCCAAATTCAGATGTATTATCTTGTTGAACACCTTGATTAGAAGTTCCATCAAATTCTACAGAAGCGTCACCAAATTTTGCTTGATCAGTTGAAAGTGCTGTTGTTCCTTCTGCTGTAAAAGTAGAGCCATCTTTAGTAATAATAGTAATAGGAGCACTAGCTGTAACAGTTATATTATTAGCAGTAGTAGTTAATTCGCCTGCTGTAGTTGTTGCAAATACATTACCATTACCAGTAAATACAAAACCTAAACTTTCGTTCCAAGCTCCTACATTCCATTCTTCTCTTCCCCAACCAAAACCTAAATTTAAATCTACTGTAAGTTCACCAGCAGTTGAAATAGTAACTTCTCTTCCTTCTCCTGTAGAAACAGTTCCTAAAGAAGTGTTAGCTTGAAAAGATCCAGTTTCTAAAAAAACAGATGATCCAGCATTAACTTGTCCTACATCAATATTAGCAAGTAATCCATTTATACTAAACGGAGCTGAAGCAGTTACAACAGCATTATTTAATAATGTGTTTGAGGAAATACCATTAATAACTGCTAAGGCGTCTGGAGAGGTACTCCATGCACCTGTATTATATTCAAATCTGCTCCAACCTACTATAGCAGTCATAAGGATTTATCTCCTTATGCTATTCTGATTAAACCGTTAGTAGCGTCAGCGTTAGGAAACTGTAACTCAAATGTACCGTTAGTAGATGTTTTAACTCCACCAAAATCTAATACAGCAATTGATGAATTTGCATTATTTGCATTGTAAATTAATGCAGCTTGAGCTGAAATAGTTGCGTTTGCAAAAGTAACGTTATCAGCATCAAAAATTGCAGTTGTTCCATCAGTAGTGATAGTAACATTTGTAAGTGTTGCACCACCAGTTGTGTAATTAGTACCGCTATCTGAAATTTCATTTGCGGTAATATACGCAGCAGTATTTTGGTTTAAAGTTGCAGTGTTGTCGTAAAGTGCGCATTTTAATGTCTGAGCTTCTAAGTTTCCGCCAGGCGACATTAAGTCTTGCTTAAACGACACTGTTATCGCTTGTTCTATTGCCATATTTATTGTCCTCCAGTTAATGTGTTTTCGCCTAGTGGACTACCTGGAAACTTGTAGTCAGTTCTTCTGTTTCTACGAGCTTCGTTATTAATAGCAGCCACACTTTCGACATACTTTTGTTTATATATATTATAGTCTTCCATGTTCTTTGTAAAGAGATTTGCTTCAGATAAACAACCATATAATAAAGCATCAGAAGCGTTTTCAGTATACCAATTAGTAGTGTTAGTATTAGATAATGGATTAATTCTTCCTTGATAACCTAATTCCATAGTATATATAGCATCTGGTGTTGGAGCTAAATATAATGTAGTATCATCAAAATTAGCAAAATATCTAGGTTGACCAGTTAAAGAAGCATCAGGCCAATATTCTTGTAAATATTCTAATGGTTTAATTTCTAAAAATACTCTATTACTTGAGCTATCTATTATATTTAAATAATTTAAAAGCATAGGTTCAATTGCTGATGGAAGAGTTATAAATCTATCTCCTATAGAAGTAGATGAAGTTACATTTTGATTAAATCCAGTAGGATCAATTTCTCTAGATAGTTTTTGTTGAGTATTACCAATAAAGGTATCTAATTGATTAGTAAAATCTGTTCCTGTGTTTTCTGCCCAAACTTGAATATCATTTTTTAGGCTGCTGTACGTCATTGGCATTTGGCTCTACTCCTTCAATTTTAAACTTAGTCCATACATGACCTCTAAATGCATATGTACCATAATGCGTAAGAGGACTATGTAGATCAGCATATATCTTTCCACCGATTTTTTGCCATAATCTGCAAAAAGCATAATCTTCTGATAAATATCTATTACTTTTTTCATCAATAATACAGTCAAAAAATGCATAACAATTGTCACTATTAAATCTTTCTCCATTTATTATTTGATCAGATGTGTATTTAAGATTAGGATAAGCTTCTATCATTTTATAAAATACTTCTTTTTTAATACACATAAAGCCAGTTGCTGCATCTAATACTTCAGTAAATCCATTTTTAACTTCTATATTTAATGGATTTGCAAAATTTAAATTATATCCTAAAGCTTTTTGTTCTAAATTTTCTAAATCACCTTTTTCTGCGTGAGATTTAACAGTATTCCAATCTACAGATTTTCTAGGATATATTCCACAAGCTACGTCATAATCACTTTCTAATAATCTCATTATGGCTTCTCCACCAAAACCTATATCGCTATCTATAAACATTAAATGTGTAAATTTATTTGGATCTTTTTTATCAGCATCTAAAAATTGAGTTACTAAAGTATTTCTAGCTCTAGTAATTAAACTTTCATTACCCATAGTATTTAAATGTAATTGTATTCCTTTTTTATTAGCTTCACCTATAGCGTTTAAAATACCGTGTAAATATGATTCTGTTAATTGACCGCCATAGCAAGGAGTTGCGATCATAACTCCTAATTTTTTTTGATTTGTCATGTAGACACTGTAACACTTCCTAAAGCAGTTTGTAACAAATTTGTGCTTGCTTGTGCGATACCTACATTAGAAACAGATCCTGATGTAGAAGGATATATTAAAGTAATCTGATTTGGAACACCTCCTGTAGCTGATAAATTAGCTTGAGGTCTTGCATCTTGTAAAGATTGCGCATCTGTAAAATATGTTAAATCTAATTGTGGTTGTTTTTTTTCAAACTCTGAAGTATGTACTAAACTTCCATTCCATTCAAATACCATTTCATTATATGGAAATTCTAAACCAGAACGATCAGAGATAGCTCTAGCGTATTTACCACCTGAAAATTTTTGATGTGGTGCTCTATGAGGTTTATTACTTCTATCAGCAAATCTTGGCATTAGTTATAATAACTCGTACTAGGTAAAATTCTAGTAGATGGTGAGTCATCTCCTGCAATTAATCTTTCATAAGCTTGTTCGTAATCTAATTTTAATTCAGCTCTAGTTGCTTGATCTATACCAGTTCTTTTTTTAGACATATAATAAGCTAAACCTGCACACATACATTCAAAAGCTCTAAATGGTATATCAATATTTTGTTCTACTCCATTTACAGTAGAAGCTGTAATATCTTGTATTTTTCTCATTCGATAATATCTTAATGTGTAAGCTTGGTCAGGTGTTGGATAAATTTTTACTACAGGTGTATTTAATCTTTGTAAATAAAATTGTGTAGGTCTTGATTGAGAAGTTTTATTTGATATAGCAGCATAATCGTTTATACCTAAACGTGTCATTGAATATTCAGTATCACTATCTAAAATATTAGCATTAATAATATCAACTGTATCATAATCTAAAGTATATTCATTAGTACCTTGAGTTAATGATAAATCTTTTAATTCAACTGTCCATTGATTGTAACCACGATTAGCCCAATCACTAAACATAATATTTAAACTACGTCTAGCTGATCTTACATCATATCCTAAAATAGGATCTCCTCCTATTCTATCAAAAGCTTCTTGTATAACATCATTAACAGTTAAGTTAAATGTTGCTGTTCCTGAAGTTGCCATTATGCAAAGAAACAAGTTACAGCACTTGCACCATTTGCAGAAATATTAACTTTTAAATTAGTTCCAAATTTTACACCTTCATCTGGTAAACTTATGTTAATAGGTCCACTATCAGCACTAGCACCTGTTGATACAACGAATTTAGTAGTAGCGTCATCTACAAAAGTAACAGTTCCAGCAACAGCACTAGGCGTGATAATGAAAGCTTTTAATCTTGTAGGTCCAGCAAATACCGCAACGTTAGAACCTTGAGTGGTTACACTGTTTGCAAATATATCAGATCCTGCCATATTTTCCTCCTTAAGCTAATCCTTGTTTTTTTAATTCTTCATATAGTAACGCAATTCTATCTTTTGGGCTACTACTTTGTTGTGTTATAAACGGTTTTACATAATCAGTCGCCATTATTTTTTGAAAATCAATTGGTTTATTCAAATCTAAACTACTTACTGTATCTCTAAAAGGAGATTGTCCAGTTCCTAATGGTGTTTGTTCTGAAAATTTATCTAATACTTTTTCTATATCAGCTAGTTTTTCATCTAACTGTTTTTCTTTACCTTCTTCTTCTTTTTTAGCAGATTCAGCTTTTAAAATTTCTTCAATACTTTCAGTTCCTGGTAAATCTTCAGTTTTACCAATTGCTTCTTGTTCTTTAGTAGGTTTATATTCTTCTTTAGCTTTTTCTACTTCATAAATTTTTTCTGCTGTATTTCTAGTATCTTCATCTTCGTTTTTACCAAAAAGATTTCTAAGAGCTTCTCCTGCAGATGTTATTTTTTCAAACATTATATCTCCTTATTTAGGAGGGCCCGAAGGCCCTCAAAAATATTAAGTTACGTTATTGTTTTGTACGTATTGTACAGTTACAATAGCTTCACCAGTAGTTCCATCTCCATCTGTAGCTGTAAATACAGCAACAACATTAGAATCAGATGTTCCTACATCGTCTAAGTTAGGAATAGCAGCAGCAATTGGAGTTGTTCTTGCAACCGCTTTAGCGTTTGAAGAAGCAATATATGCAGTTCCGTTTGCGTCAGTTCCTACTGAAACAGTAGCAGCGTTAGTATCGTCTGCTGCTGCAACAACATCTAATTTAACATCGATGATTTGAGAGTTAGCTGGAATAACAGCAACAGTTGTATTCGCTGTAGCTCCAGTTAAAGCAACTGATTTAGATTGTACCATTTGTACAAAACCAGTATTTGTTACATCAGTTCCTAAAGTAGTACCAGTAGTTTCTTTAATAGTACCAGCTTTAATTGGTCCTGAAAATGTAGTTGTTCCCATAGTCTACCTCCTTAGTAGTCTTCTTTCGAAGTCGTAGGGTTTAATACTAGGCGTATTGCTACGCCTAGTATGATTATATTATTATGCAGCTCCTTCTGAACCGTAGATAGTTCTCCAGTCAGTGAAACCGAAAGAGTATCTTTCTCTAACTTTGTATCTTAGATTACCAGATTCAAAATCGCCTTCAACAGCTTTTTTCATTGGTGATCTTACAAAGTGTTTCATTCCATCAGGACAATCAGTCATAATGAAGTATTGATCTGGATCAGTTAATCTTTGATTAACTACTACTCCTCCAGGAATCATACCCATATTTCTCATTGCATTGATATCATTGTCTGCAGTTCCTGGTCTTAAATTAGACTTAAGGATTCTTTCAGCAATGAACACCAATTGAGGTGGAACGATTAGCTTTTGTCCAGATAATGCAATTGGTATACTTCTGTCATCAACTGCAGTTGAGATTTGAATCAGTAACTGCTCAAGAGAAGTTTCTGATAAATCTGCCGCTGTAGATAATGTGTTAGAAGCAGTACCACCGCCACCTAGTGGGTGAGAAGCAGACAATAAAGCCACGCCATCGCCACCTACTGAAGTAGTAGTTGCATTGTTCAAGATGTTAGCACCTTTGATTTCTTTAGTGTGTTGCATTGATCTTGCTAAAGCTCTAGCATATTTTGCACCTAAAGATCCGTATAGACCATCTTCTTCAGCTTCCTCTGTAATAGCGAATGCTAAAGCAACAGTTTCATGTACGTATCTAGATACAAATCCTTCTCTGCCAGATTCATAAGATATTGCAGCACCTTCTGCTTTCGTAGGTGCAGCACCGAAGCCGATCATTTGTACATCTTCTTCGAATGCTTTTTGTGACTGCTCGATAGAGTAGATTGATCTCCATTGTTCTGGATATCTGTCATACTCCATACCAAACACGGTATTTAAACCAAGATTGAGCTGTTTGGTAAATAGTGCTCTATTTAGTGCCATAATTCAATCTCCTTTTATTATACACCAGCTCCAGCAGCACCTACACCGTATAATGATTTATTAATAACCACTTCTACTTTTGCATCTGCGCCTGCAGCATTGTTTGGTTCATCAACTAATCTTAATATTCTTAAAACTTTAGATGTAGTTGCTAAATAAGCATTTTCTAATTCGTCTGTAGAATATCCGAATGTTGAATTGTACGTTCCAATAGTAACGTTTGCTAACTCACCAACGTTGGCTGCAGCAAAAGTACCATTACATTGTACTTTATATGTTATGTTTGGATCATCATATACAAGTGCTTTCACAGTTGTGTTTGCTTTCACATCTGTATCTGCGTTCCAAACTTTAGAGAACTTGACGTCTCCTGTAGAGTTTTCAATGTATTCAACTCCATAGAATACACCTAAAGCATTTCCTCCAGCTGTTCCTCTTATTACAGTACCGTCTGTAGTCATAGTAACTAAGTCGCCACTTGCAATATTAGTGCCGTAAGAGTTTGCAATAGGATATTCTTGGGGTCTGATAACTCCACCAGTTAAGTGTCTCAAAGGTATAAAACCTTGAGGGGCATCTGTATTTGCCATAGTTATAACCTCCTAGTTATAGTTGCGTTTTACTCTTTAAAGCCGCCTCTAGTAACTTCACTCTTGAAGGTCTTTTGTATTGGATTTCCAGGTGACTCAGCTCTGTGGATATCTTGTTCGACTGATCGCATTAAGTTTTCAGTCATTTTTGCGTAATATTCATTACGTTCATTTACCATTTGTTCTGGCATTTCACAGAGTACCATTCCTTCTATTCCAATAAAACCTGCAAACTTGCCATGTTCTATCGTAGCATAAGATTTTCCACCAGTGACCGTTTTAGGATCTCTTGGTTGCCAACCTTCTCGCATACGTTTAGCAACGTTTGTCGGCTGCTCCTGTCCTAAGATCATAGTTGCAATCCATCTTTGTTTGAAACCAGGTCTTGGGTCAGGCGCTTCAAGTAAATTACTTGGCTGCCAATGTGAAACTCTTGAAGATTTTTCTTCTTGAGTTTCGTGTTTTATTTTATTACTCATAATAGTCGTGCTCCTTTCGTTCACGTATTGGTGCTAAAGTTTTTTACTTCTTTAGCAAACCGTTTTAGTGCTGCTTCATCATTAATGTCAATACCAAAATTTCTTGCGGTATCGAGATCATCTTGAGTTAGCTTAACTCGATTACTGTCAGTAGCTTTTTTACGACTAACTCCAGCAACGGGAGACTGCACTCTGTTGTTCTTTTGTACCACATTTTTCTCGTTTTGAGAAGTGTTTTCTTCTGATTTATTAAAAAACTCTAAACCACTATCTTTAAGTCGTTTATTCATTTCGTCATAATAACCAGGATCATTCACATCCCAACCTTCTTCAGTCAATTCAGCATCGATACCATAAGCCATAGCTGTTTCTTTTCTACGACCTGGTTTATTAAACCAATTACTGTTTTCTTTGACCCAATCTGCTGCTAATGGCGGTACTTTTGCATCATTTTTTTTAGCTTTTGGCTTTTCAGCAGAATATTCTTCAGTTTTTGACATTTGATTTCTGATATCAGCCATTTTTTCATAAAGCTCTACTTGTTTATCAGTATTACCTTCTTCAATTGCTGATTTTAAATCAGAAGAAACTGAAGTATATTGATTTTTTAGAGATTTATTAGCAATTTCAAAAGTTTTTCTTTCAATTTCAGCTAATCTTTGCTCTAATTCAACATTTCTTTGTTCAGCTTCAGCTCTTTTTGCCACTTCTTTAGCAATTCTTTTACGAACTTTTTCAGAATATGGCATATCATCTGAATATTTCGGAACTTCAGGTTTTTTTTCTACCTTAATTTCCTCTTTTTCTTCAGTTGATTCTTCTTTTTCAGAAGCTTCGGCTTGTTCAACTAAATCTTCAATAGGGTTACTAGGAACCTCTATTTCTTTTTCAGCAGAATCATCATCTAACCTAACTTCTAACTCTTTCTTTTCTTCTTCGATCATAGTTTCTCCTATGTTGTCGTTAGCTTATGCTAACGTATATTATAATTGTTGAGATATTACTTCAGGGTTGTCTAATGTAGCAAGTATCTCATCGTCATTTATTATCACCATTTTGACTTTTTGTACAGACACTTTGGCTCCTGCATATCTACCAAAAACTACCCAATCTCCAACTTTACACCATGGAGCTTTTCTGTCACTATAACATTCTGGTCCCATAGCTATTACTTGACCTACACTATTAAGATATGATTGTGTTTCTTTATTAGAATCAGTCAAATAAATTCCGCCTTTAGTTTTTTCTATAACTCCTCTAGGTCTAATTAAAATTCTATAACCAACTGGTGCTGGTACTTTTTCTGGAGTAGGCACATCATTATCTGTTGCCCATTGTTCATTACTAATCATCTTCTTCTATTATTCCTTTCTGGTATTTTTCTGTTGTTTCATTAATAATTTCTAATGCTTTATTTAAACCTTGTGACATACCATAAACACGTTTAAATTCTTCTATGTTATCTACACCTTTAGACAACAAATTTTTACCTAATTCTGAATTATAATTTTTTATGTTCTGTCTTATCGCTTGTAGTAGTCGTTCCATCTACACCTTTCATAAAGAAATCTAAAGTTTCTTCAAAGTTTTTTTTAAGTCCATCTGCAGCAATTGCAAATAATTTTGGTTTAACATATTTAATAGAAATTTTATGATTTTCTAAAAACTTTTTTGCTTGTCTTACTTTTTCGTTTGGTATAGCCATTACTTATCACGTCTTGCAACTTTAGAAGCTGTCTCAACTATTTTAGCTTTAGTCTCAGCATCTTTTCTTGCATTAACTCTTTCCTTATCTTTTACTCCTTCAGCAAATCTAGCTTTTCTAATATTTAATTCTTCAGCTTTTAATTGTAGATTAGCTTGCTTCTCTTGCATTTCCATTGCCATTTTTTGTTGTTCTGGTGATGGCGGCATACTACCCATTAAACTTTGAGCAGCTTGTGCTGCAGCTGCAGCAATTCTATTTTCTTGTTCGATAGGTATTTCTTTAGTTTCTTCTTCTCTAAATTCTTCATTAAATTGACCAGTAGAAGTAGGTACACCTTCTGGTACTTGAGCTTGCATTTGTTGTTGATATAAAAATGCCATATGTTGACCTATATGAGCCATCATTTGCCCATATAAAACTTGTTTAGCTTGTTCATTACCACCAAATCTTGGATCATTAATAAATTGTTGGTGTACAGCCATATGTGCAGCATGATCTTGATCTTCAAATACTTTAATTGGTTTACCATTTAATAAAGCCATATTTTCTGATACAGGATCTCGTCTAGGTGTATCTTCATCTTCAATCATTAAATCTTGATATTCAGGAATATTCAAAGCTTGTAAAAATCTTCTGTAAGCTTCTTTAGTATCTATAATACTAGGTGCTTGTTGTGCTAATTGTAATCCAGTTTGAGCTAAAGCTATTCTTTGAGCTTGTGAAAAAATATTAGGATCACTTACTGGAACAACATTAATAGCTGAATCAAAATCTTTTCTTCTAACTGTTTTACGTTCTCCAATAACTTCATATGGATATTCATCATCTAAATATTCTCCATTTAATTGATATATTAATTGGAATTCTCTACCTTGTGCTTGATGTAATCTTTTATGAATTGCTGAAAACACTTTACTACCTTGTTCAATGATTG